TTTATAAAAGCCTCTTCAATAAGTTATTTAGTCAAGATTGTCCCTCGCAAGGGGTCAAGTTATTTGGCTAATTAAAGTTGGCAGTTGCCACGCATAAGCGTTGCACAACTATTTTTTAGCAACCATTATGCTTTCGCAGTTTTGGCGGCACGTTTGAATTGTTTAGCAGTAGGTCTTCCTTTAGTACCTGCTGTTCGCATTTTCTCACCTGAACCTGCTTTAATTCTAGCACGTTTCTTATGAATGTTGGCGTATAATCCGTTCTTTGCCATTATGCTTTTTTCTTCTTATTCATTATTTTAGATTTTAAAGCGGCAGGTAATCTTTTCTGTCCACCTTTTAATACTTTACTTGGTTTCTTTGGTTTCTTTCCGTACATATCTATCTCCTGTTATGTTAAATTATAAATCTGATTTAGCTAATTTATCTTGAACCATTGCTTGATAAGCAGGGTCTTTTGAATACCTGTCATCACCCATAGCGGCAGTAACTTCAGCCCAAGACCTATAACCATCTTGTCCTGTAATTGTACCTTTACCTTCTACGAGACTTGGTTCATTACCATTTGCACTTTCAAATTTAGCTTTTAATCCTACGACTGCTAACTTTGCAGTTTCAATATCTTTAGAATTAACGGCTGTATTGTAAGCTGTCTTTTCTTGTTCGGACATATTCTCTGCCGCCCAATTAGACATTTCCGCATACGCATCTGAACCACCTACCATGTCTTTAATAGATGTTGATTGTTGGTCAGCAATTGCTTTTTGACCTTCAATAAACTGGTTTACATAATCTTTAGGTATACCTGCTTTTTCTAATGCTTCGTATGATTTTGCATCTAGTTCACCTTTTTCATTATACTCTGTTGCAAGGTTATCCATATTTAAACCTGCACTCTCAACTGCCTTTTCAGCAACCTCTAAATCATTTTTAGTTTCTGCTTTAGGAGCTTCTTCTTTAGGTGCTTCTTCTTTGTTGTCACCAAGTTTCTTTTCTAACTCTGAATATGACTTTGCTAAATCTTCAACACTGTTGAATTTTTCAGGTAAGCCTTCAGGTTTACTTTGTGTAACATTATCTTCTACTGGTTTTTCGCTAGTAGTTTCTGCTTCTTTTATTTCTATTGTATCTACCATTTGTATTTCCTTATTGTGGTTTAGTTAGATTGTTTGCAACTTGAGGAATGGCTTTCTCTGCCATTTGCATCATCTGGTCATTTTGCATTTGCTCTTCTTGAGCCGCTTGTTCTTCTGCTAGTTGCTCTTGTGATTTTAATAAACCATCTGTATCAATCCCTAAACCAATAGCGATACGTTTGATTAAATCATCAGGGTTTAATGCCTGAACAACTTGCGGATTTATCTGTGCAAGATTTCCTATCTCTGCAACAAATTCTCTTAATTTTTGTAAATCATTTCCTCTACCTAATGCTTCAATACCAGTAATAATAGTTGGCTGAACTGTTCCTTTAGGTAATTTTGGTATTTCATTTGCTTGTTCCATTCTTTTCATCAGTATTGAAACTAATGGTAGTTGGAACTCTTGTGATAATAATGAATAAATACCACCCATAGCAGTCTCTAATTGCTCTGCCATGTATCTAATTTCTTGTGCAGTTACTCTTTCTGCATCTCTTTGTATAGCTGTGTGTAGTAAGAATGCGTAAGACATTCTTTCTTCTAATTTAGCAATACTTCTTTCTACTACTTGTAAATCATATTGTTTCTGTGCTTGTAGTACAGACACATCATCAGCCGTACCAGTAATAATGTCACCATTTCTAGTTTGTGCTAAATCTTTTTTTCTAGTAACAGAGTTAGGTCTAACCATAAATACTATTTTAGATGATGCCGCCGCACTCTCTACAAGTGCTTGTGATAATCCTTCTAATGATTTTAAGTCACCTAAAAATTCTTCTACATATCCTCTGCCGTAATCTTCATTGTCAACTCTAACCATTCTTAATGCTTGGTAAGGCATTCTTTCTTTTTTAAATGTACCAACACTAGAAGGTATTTTAATTCCGTTTACTTCTTGGCAAACATAAAACTCTTCTTCATTTAATTTATAAATATGTGTGTATAGTTCTATGTTTTCATCAGACTTATAATCTGGGTCAGAAATAACTTGTTCTGATACTTCTTGACCTAAAGATAAAATACTAGCTTTCTCACAAATAACTATTTCTAATACATTACCTGACGCATCTCTTCTAACTACATACTGTGATAAAGGAAACACTCTCATGCTACCTTTTTTAGGTAAGTAAGTTAATACATTACCACCAACAATCAGATGTTTTAATGCTTCAAATACTGAAACTCTTAATGCTAGTTGTTCAATTTTACCTGACACTTCTTTTTCTATTACAGACAAAGACTTTTCTATGTCAGTCTTCATGTCTTTATTTTCTTCTAATTCTTTTTTAGCGTCACCTGTAATTGATAATCTAAAAAATGGGGAGTTAGGGGGAAGCAATAATAAAAGAAGTTTACTTGCTAAATTGTTGACACCTCTTGCACCAACTGATTGGAATGGATTGTATAAATCATCTGAAGATGTAAAGCCTTCAGGTTTAATAAGTGATGGGATAGTTAATTCGCTACACTCTTCTGCTCTATCTAAATAATGTTCTCTGTCTTGTTGTAGTTTAAGATATCGTTCTTTAGCTGTATGAGCTTTCTGTAAACTACCTGTGTATTCCATCTAATTAGACAGTAGTGTTAGTAGCTATGTTTAAACCTGAAGAAGTATTTAACGAAGAAGTACCTGCCTTCTTTGTTTTTTTCTTCTTAACGTTTAAGTCCTGTTCGTTTGCTGTAACCAACTCTGGTGCAGTTTGTTCACCCACAGTTTGTGATGTGTTAACTGGTGTTGGAGCAGGTTGCGGAGCAGGAGGTGCTTTTCTTGACATGCACATATTATTTATCCCTCTCTTTAAGTGTGTTGATAAAATTAACTACGTCCCTTTGACCTGCTTTAAAATAAATAGTTTTAGTATCATCTTTTAAATCAGGTGATTTTTCAGGGTAAACTTTGTTTAATAACTCTATAAAGTCATTAACATTTTCAGGCAGAACTAAATCTTCCATTACGTTTTTCATCTAAAAGTGTAAGGTTAGTCCCAAAGATTACCTGTGACAGTACCTTTGTTGTATTCTGTAGCTCTATTCTCAAAGAAATTAGCATGTTCTACACCATTTAATACCCAATCTAACCACGCTAATGGGTTCTCTTTGACACCATAATTAGGTTTTAAAGATAACTGAAGTAATCTTCTATCTGCTATATATCTAATATACTCTTTAACTTCTTCAGCTTTTAATCCTCTAATACCACCCATAGAAAACGCTAAGTCAATAAACTTATCTTCAAGGTCAACCATGTCTCTAGCTGTTTGATAGATACTTGCTTTAAATTTTTCTGTCCAAATATTTGGGTTTTCTTTTATGATTTGATGAAACAATTTAATCATGCTTTCAACATGGTGTGTCTCATCTCTAATAGACCAAGTTACGATTTGGCACATTCCTTTCATACGTCCATATCTTTGGAAGTTAAGAAGCATGACAAATGATGCAAACAACTGTAAGCCTTCACCAAATGCAGAGAAACAAGCTATCTCTCTAGCTAGTCCTTCAAGTCCTTTACCTTTAGATGTAAATAAATACTCATGCTTATCAGCCATTTCTTTGTATTCTTGAAACGCTTTGTATTCCTTATCAGGTAATCCAATAGTATCATTTAATAAAGAATAACTATGTGCATGGTTTGCTTCACTAGAAGCTATTGCAGATAACATCATTCTTATTTCAGGTGATTTAAACTGTGGAATATATTTATCTAAATAGGCTTGTGCTATATCAACATCTCCTTGTGTAAAGAATTTTAATATTTGTCCTATTAAATTTTTCTCTTCGGTACTTAATCTTTCATTCCAATCTCTAACATCTTCATGCAATGGCACTTCACTAGGTAGCCAGTGCATTTTCTGTTGCATATCGTATGATTGAAATGCCCATTCGTAATCAAAGGGTTTGTAGTATGCTCTCTTCTTAAATAAACTCATATTAATAACTCAATCCCTTCTATTATAATTATTATTAACAACTCCACTGCTAGGATTGTGTGATACACAGTCCATAACACAGATTGTTTTACTTTTCTTTTACGTCTCTTCTTTCGTGGTTTATCAAAACCTTCAAAAATACTGTTATCTGTCATTGTTGTAACCTGCTCCCTTCTTTCTATCTCCGTATAATTTTTGCCATGACCAAGATGTTAATGCTGTAGAGTAATGATAAATAATTTCTAATATATATTTTTTCATATTAGTGTTCCTACTATTACTCCTAATAGAAATCCTACCCATGCACCCACTAATCCTTCTCGGTAATACAAAGACAGTACGCTTAATTCTTTAATTAATTTTTTCATTATTCACACGCCAAGCAATCTGCTTCTGGTATGATTGTCCTTTCTACTTTTTTTGATACTAACTCTGCACGTTTGATTGCTTCACTTCTGCAATAGTACAAAGTTTTTATTTTTCTTTTCCAAGCTAACATGTGTATGTCATGTAACTCTTTAATGTTTACATCAGCAGGTACAAATACATTTACTGACTGACCTTGACACACATACTGTTGTCTGTCTGACGCATGTTCTATTATCCATTGCTGATTAATTTCTATAGATGTTTTAAATGTATCTTTTTCATAATCAGATAATTCATCTAAATGTAATACTGAACCTCTTTGTGCTACAATAGATTGCCACACTGCATCAGTGTTCATGCCTTTTTTCTCTAGCAACTTTTCTAAATATTTATTTTTAACTAGAAAAGAACCTGACATAGTTTTCTGTACATAAGCGTTAGCTCTGTATGGTTCTATTGATGGTGATGTAGTACCACAAATAATAGAAGAGGTAGCATTAGGTGCTATAGCTAGTAAGTGTGCATTACGTCTGCCTGTACCTTCCATGTCTGGTGCTTCACCTCTTTTAATTGCCAGTCTTTCACTTTCTTCCACAGCTTGTTCTTTTATTTTTCTAAATATTTTTAAGTTCATTGCTTTTGCTAATGCACTTTCAAAAGGTATACCTTTAGATTGTAAATATGCGTGGAAACCCATAGCTCCTAACCCAATACTTCTTTCACTAGCCGCACTAAACTTTGCTCTAAAGACACTCTCTGGTGCATTCTCTATAAAGTAAGACAAAGCGTTATCCAAAAACCTAACTAAATCTGGTACAAATAATGGGTCATTTCTCCACTCTTCATACTTTTCTAAATTAACTGAAGACAAACAACACACTGCTGTTCTGTTTTCATTCGTAGGTAATGTAATCTCTGTACATAAATTAGAATGATGAACTCTTAATCCTAGTTTCTTTTGTGTTTCAGGCAATGCGTCATTGATAGTATCTATAAATGAAACATAAGGCTCACCAGTAGCAACTCTTGTCTCCAATAATTTTTGCCACAACTCTCTAGCTGATACAGTCCGTACTACGTTCTTTGTATGAGGGTCAATTAAATTCCAACTGTCATCATAGGTAGGTTCAGCTATACATTTTTCTATCAACTGCATAAACTCATCAGATATATTTATTGCATGATGCAGGTTAAGACATTTTCTATGTATGTCTCCACCACTAGGCTTACGCATTTCTAAAAATTCTATTATCTCTGGGTGTGACATATCCATGTATGCCGCATAACTTCCACGCCTTGTTTTACCTTGTGAGAATGCAAGTATCTCACTATCTACAACGTGAAGAAAAGGGATTGAACCAGATGATTGTGAACCACCTGATGTATTAACACCATCACTTCTAACATGTCCCCAGTAACCACCGATACCACCACCAATAGATGCCAACCAAGCATTCTCTGTGTAGTGTCCTGTCAAT